TACCCGAGCAGGTACGATTGCCAAACCAGGCACACTAGACATCGGATCTACACATGCAACAAATGATTCATGGAAGCTTCTGGGCTTAGCTGAAGATCCTGAGAATGAGGATTTAACTGCAGCTTACTGCTCAGTTAATGTTATTCAGAACTTAAATGAAATCATTGATAGCACATAGGAGCATTATAACATGGCAATATCAAGAGCACAGCTAGTCAAAGAACTAGAACCAGGTTTAAATGCACTATTTGGCCTGGAGTACAAACGGTATGAAAATCAACACACTGAAATTTATACTGTAGAATCTTCTGACAGAGCTTTCGAAGAGGAAGTTATGTTATCAGGATTCGCTAACGCAGAGGTAAAACCTGAAGGATCAGGTGTTTCTTTCGACGAAGCACAAGAAACCTACACAGCTCGTTACACTCATGACACAATTGCTTTAGCATTTGCAATCACAGAAGAAGCTATCGAAGATAATCTTTACGATAGAATTGCTTCTAGATATACAAAAGCTTTGGCACGTTCTATGTCTAATGCGAAACAAGTAAAAGCAGCAAGACCTTTGATTCAAGGACTTCCGTCAACGGATAACTTTGATTCAGGTGATGCAGTTTCTCTGTTTTCAACTAATCACACAACAATTAGTGGAACAGCAGTTAAAAATACTTTAACTACGCAAGCAGACTTGAATGAAACTTCATTAGAGCAAGGTCTAATCGACATTGCTGGAATGACTGATGAACGTGGATTGAGAGTGGCAGCTAGAGGGGTGAAAATGGTTATCCCTTCAGCTAATCAGTTCAATGCTGAAAGATTGATGAAATCTCAAGGCAGAACTGGAACAGCAGATAATGATATCAACGCCGTCGCGTCTATGGGAATGGTTCCTCAAGGTTATAGAGTGAACAATTTCTTAACTGACACTGACAGTTGGTACATCATTACTGATGTCCCTAACGGTATGAAAATGTTCCAAAGAGCAGCTTTAAAAACTGCTATGGAAGGTGATTTTGATACTGGCAACGTTAGATACAAAGCTAGAGAAAGATACTCGTTTGGAGTATCCGACTATAGAGGTATCTTCGGTGTAGAAGGTGCGTAATCCAAAATAAATTTGTGGCGGGACATAGTTCCGCCACATTTTGCAAATAAGGTAAGAAATGCTTAAAAAATTCCTAGTACAGATATGGGCTTATGATTATTACGCTAAATTTGAAGTTTTAGCGGAGGATAATCGTGAATCTATTGAACAATCTATCCTTGACAAATTAGGAGAAAAGAGTATAAAGTGGGAATCAACGGGAATGTATCGAGATACCCGTAGAATAACCTATGAGGAGGTTAGTCATGACCGAAGACCTGTACAAACAAAAACGGTCCTTGGAGTTAGGGTGGCAGTATGAGTATAATCAACACGGAAAATATACTCTTAATATGGTCGACATTGATGAGAAAATCAGAAGTATCATCACTCAGATCAAAGCCGAAGAGTTTAAAATTGCTGATAGAGAAAATAAAATCAGTGATTCAGCCCCCGAAGTTTCTGTGGCAACTTAGATAAACGCCACATCGCTGAAATCGTACTTTTATGCAGGGATCTCTTGCACTCAATCAAAAAATAACATATAAATTTGCCACTATACAAATTTTAAAAAAAATTAAATGTAGACGCGTATAGTCGACATTCCCCTAGGGACTACATTTAAAATATTCTAGGAGGAATATTATGGCAAACACAACATTTCAGGGAACAGTAAGAGCAGAATCTGGTCTTAAAGTCTCTGTAAAAACAGCAGCAACTGGAGCTTATACTGATTATTTTACAGTTAGTTCAGCAGGTGCTGTAAGTGCATCAAGCACATTAGCTGTTACAGGTGTATCAACTTTAACTGGTGCATTAAAAGCTAACGCTTCACAAAACTGGTTAGGAATTAAAAAATTCCAATCTTTTGCAGGAACTTTAGCTTCAACAGATGCAGCAACTACAGCTTATGGTGATGGTGACGTTCTTGTTGAATTAGGAACTTTAGACACAACAGTCCCTTCAGGACATGTTGCAGCAACTAAGTTCTTTATAGACAGAGCACTAATTGGTATTACTACAGCAGCAGGTCAAACACTTGTTGGTGGATTAATGGTAAGCGCTACATCAGGTACAAACACTAATGCAGCAGTTTCATCAGGAACAGAAATTGTTGGTGCAGGAGTTACTTCGTTCAACGAACAACTTAGTGCAACACAATCTGTAACTGAAATTGATGTTAACTTAAATAATTCAGCAGGTAATTATCACATTTTCGTACCCAATGTGACAGCCGCTATTGCAAGTAAATATTTATATGCATTTAGCACAACAGCAGTTAATGCTGACATTACAGCTGGTAGATTTACGGTACTATTAGAATACGCAGTATTTTAATATTAAATAAACTTTAGGATGGGGCTTCGGCCCCATCTAGTAATCTTGATTAAGGAGGGATTATGGCAGATACAGTAACAGGACCAGAAATATTACAAGAAAACGACAAACGAGTAGCAATAAAAATAGTTGTAGAATCAGACGGTAGCGGAAGCACAACGGTATTTTTTGACTCTTCAGCACGTACTGTAGCAGGTACTGCACAACTTGGAGCTTTGCAAAGAATTTGGTTTGCATGTGATTCTGGGGATGGCGGCGACTCACACGCTCGTTTAGATTTTGAAGATTCAGATGGAGATAGACCTTTGCTTGGTTTAGTCGGAACAGGTTATTGGGACTTTAGAGAATTTGGTGGATTACCACCAAGTACAGACGCTAATACCAACGGCGATATTAATGTTGTGATACCTAGTCAAGCAGATGATGGTAACATGTACACGGTTATAGCAGAGTTTATTAAGACACCATCATAGGAGGTAGCATATGGCTAATACTACTTCCGGAACAGTAACGTTCGACAAAACATTTGCTGTTGATGAGATTATCGAAGAAGCTTACGAGCGAATTGGCTTACAATCTGTTTCGGGATATCAATTAAAAACAGCAAGACGTTCTTTAAATGTAATGTTTCAAGAATGGGGCAATAGAGGTTTGCACTACTGGGAAGTAGGCGATACCAATATTGACTTAATCGAAGGTCAAGCAGAATATACTTTTTATAGAGCTACAGGAGATGGAACTTCTTCAACTACAGCTGGCGGAACAACAGGAACATCTACTTATGGACTAGCAGATGTTTTAGAAGCGACACTTAGAACCGACAAAGGAGACACGGATCAAGCTGATTCTACGCTTACAAAAACCGATCGATCAACTTATTCTGGATTAGCTAATAAATTATCTAAAGGAACACCCTCTAGATATTTTGTTCAAAGACTTGTTGATAAAACAACGGTCACTCTTTACCCAACACCTGATTCATCTAGTGCATCAAAAGATGTTCATATTTTCTTTGTCAAAAGAATTCAAGACGCTGATTCTACGTATACCGATGCAACAGACACTCCTTATCGATTTATACCTTGTATGGCATCTGGATTATCATTTTATCTGGCACAGAAATACGCACCTCAAAGAGTTCAAGAATTAAAATTATTATACGAAGACGAATTAAAAAGGGCTTTGGCAGAAGATGGATCTTCTACAAGCACTTATATAACTCCGGAGTCTTATTACCCGAGTGGATAACTATGGCATTTGCAAGAGGAAAATACGCTAAAGCGATCTCAGATAGAAGTGGAATGGAATTTCCCTATAATGAAATGATTAGGGAATGGAATGGTTCTTTTGTTCATAAATCTGAATATGAAGCTCGACATCCTCAAGATCAGCCAAGAGCTTATGGTACAGAAGGACATGGTCTAAGACATGCAAGACCGGCAAGAACTGAAAAAACAGTTGTTGGAATACTAGGACCGAATCCTTTTGAAACGATAGCTGCAAGTTCAGGAATTATAAATGTTTTTGAAAAAAGTCATGGAAGATCTACAGATGACACAGTACGATTCAGAGGTCCAATATGGACAAGTTCAGATGCAGATGCTTATCAAAATCCAGTGGGTTTTGATGGTGTTACAGGAGCGAATTTAGCAAAAGCCGCTGGCTACTCGATTACCGTTGGTACGCGAGATTCAAGCGGCACGATTACCAATACCGATGACTACTATCACTTTACTGTAGATACGAATACTGCTACAGCTGGAGGAATCGCAGGAGGAGGCAATAATTGTTCGGCTGGTCCGGCAACGTTAGAGGCATAATATGGCAGGATTTACATACTCAACACTCACCACAGCAATTCAAAATTATACAGAAGTAGGAACGGGTGTACTTTCAAGTACAATTACCGATCAATTTATTGACAACTCTGAACTTAGAATTTTAAGAGACATACCTATTGATGCCGATCGGAAAGAACTCGTGGGCAATTTAGTCGCTTCAACAGATAATGTTCATGCTCCTGCTGGAACTTTATTTGTGAGAGATCTTCAAGTTTATACTTCAACGACAGTGGCAACAGGAGCGAATAGCTTCCTGATTAAGAAAGATATTAGCTATCTTAGAGAATATGATGCAGCTGAAACGACAACAGGAACACCAAAATATTATGCTATGTCAGGTGGAGCAGAAGGAACTGGAGCAACATCTTCAGGACGACTTACCATTGTGCCGACACCTAGCTCAGCTTTTATGTACAAAATTCATTACAACGCTAGACCGGTAGGATTGAGTTCGGCGAATACAACAACTTATTTAAGTCTTAACTTTGGCAATGGATTACTATATGCATGTCTCGTAGAGGCCTTTAGTTATTTGAAAGGTCCACAAGATATGCTACAACTATACGAACAAAAGTATCAAACCGAAGTACAGAAGTTTGGTGCAGAACAATTAGGTCGAAGAAGACGAGACGATTATACGGATGGAGAACCTCGTATACCCGTTCCGGCTCAGACACCGTAAGGAATTAAAATATGGCAACACTAACAGTAACAGTCAAAGAAGCAATTACACTTAACAACATCGATTATGGATCGGAAAGAGCTTTAGATATTTCCAGTGTCAATGAAGTTGTAAAAAGAGTTGTAACTGCAAGTACAACAGAATGCGGATTAATAGGATTTATATCAGCCATTAGTGGAGTAGGTGTAAGTGCAAATAAAGTTGGATACGTTGCAGGCATGTTTGATGATGGTGATGTACGATATATTAGAATTACAAATTTAGATTCATCCAATCATATTATGTTAACGTTTAGAGATGAAGATGACACAGAATATAGAATGAAGGTTGACGCTGGTCATTCGTTTATTTATCCAGGTGATAATAGCGGTGGCGTAGCTGATACCATGAAGGCAGCAGGATCAGCTCTGGCTTCAGGTCTTGCAAATTTAGTCGACATTACCGTGGATGCAGATACTGCAGGGTGTGATGTAGAAATTTTCGTAGGGAGCGCGTAGAATAAATGGCATCAAGTTATACAGGATTAGGTATAGAAAAAATGACTACTGGCGAAAACGCCGGTACATGGGGAACTAAAACTAATACCAATTTACAAATCATTGAGCAAATTTCTGGTGGTTATATT